TCATTGAAAGAAATTATGCTTGCCAGATACGCGAGCGCGCCAAGACCAAGAAGCGTCTGCACGTCTGCGACAGACAGATCGGAACGAACGCCAGCGCCAGCCGCCGTTCGGCCAAGAATCGTTGCCGTCGCTGCGTTCGCAAGAGACGCGATCGGAACCGTGTTGGCAGACAGGCTTGCACCAGAACCGCTGAACGTCGTGGCAGTGCATGTTCCCGTGACCGTTGCCCCAGTCGTCGTTGCCTCCACACGAGTCGTCCCATCCACGGAAAGCGCAACCGAAGACGAGGCCGTCGCGTTGTTCGGGTCTGCGGCAATCACCAACTGTCCAGCAGATCCGGCGGAAATCTCGCCGTAGGTCGTCGATCCGCCGTCCGTGTCGCGGACGATGATCGAGGGCGCCGAGGACTCGACGTGAAGTTCCGCAAGAGGCGCAGCGGTTCCGATGCCGACAGCGTTCGGAAGCACCGTCGCCGTGGTCGTCCCATCGACAACGAACTGGATCTTGGAGACGTTCGACGTTCCCGTGTTGTTGCCGGGATCCGCGCTGATGGTCAGCGTTCCGTCGGCATTGTCGGCGCTGATGAGCGAATGCGTGCTGGCCGCAGCAGCCGTATCGCGGAATCGGATCACCGGATCCGTTCCCTCGACATGCACCTTCGACAACGGGCTGGAGGTGCCGATTCCAACCCGGTCGTTCGTCTGGTCGATGACCAGCGTCGTCGTGTCTTCCGGGTTGTGGTTCCTATTCCCGGTCAGATACGGGAACTGGTAAGCAAGATCGTTCCATCCGTTCGTCCCGTCACCGATCTTGACGTTCCCGGTGTCGGTTTCAAAGCCGATCTCACCGGACTCAAGAGTCGGGTTGGAACCGCTCCAGTTGGACGCGGTGCCGCGACGGATCTGCAACTTGATCGCCATTACTTGTCCTCTTCCACGAACGAAGGCGGCACGCAGTACCAGCCTTCAGGGATGCGAACCTCGTTGTCGCCCAACTGCCAGCCGTCAGCCGTCTTGACGTACACCTTGCCCCGCACCTGCGGCCCCATCCTGATCGGGCTGCTCTCGCTTACCAGCACCGTGCGCGTGCAGCCAGTCGCGAATGCGAGAGCCACCGCGACGAAGCACAGAAGGATCAGCAGGAGCGTCAACCCCCGAACCTCGTCTGGGAAGAACGGAGTGCGCCCACTGCAGCAGCGACATGACGATGGCTCTGACGAGGTCATACACGTCACTCGGCCTTCTTGTTGTCCTTGGCGAAGATCAGCCCGACGCCAGCAATGCACGCAGCGGCCAGCGAACCCCAGTCCGGGACGGTCAGCGGGTCGTTGTCGGTCAGGGAGGTGAGAACAGCGCCGACCGCGACGAGGATCGCCGCAACGCCAGCGCCAGTGGTCTTCCAAGACGAGTTCTTGATGATGTCGCTCATCGGTCGTGCCTTTCCAGTTTCTCCTCGATCTTGTCGAGGCGCTTGCTGATGCTGTCCTGATTCGTCACGACCTGCATCAGCAGGCGGTCGTGGTTTAGATACGCGGGAAGGAGCATTCCGACGAGCGTGAGGGCAATCGCGCAGAGCGCGATCCAGTTCGCCGTGGACAGGCTCACCTTGATGTTCGTCTTTTCGATTGTCATGGCTTTAGATGAACACTCGGTATGGGATCGTCGGGATCGGCTCAAACGTCGGCAACTCGTCCTCCTGCGCCTTCGTCAACTCAAACGACACGCGGATGTTCGCGTGGTAGCGGTTGTCGCCGGGACGCAGAATCACGCCCTCCTCGTCCACCTGCGCCGGGATCGCCCCGATGCGGTCAAGCGTGACACCCGTGACGGGCAGCACCATGACCTCGCCGTCCTCGTCGGTGCGTTCCTCGGCAAGCCCTGCGGCGATGAGGGCATCGTCGAGGTCGGACTCGGTGGTTGAGCGGAGTAGGTAGTCCATGTCAGGTGTTGACCGTGATGGCTTGCAGAGTTGCGGAAGGAAGAACAGAAGGCCAGTACTTGATTCTTCTGATGCGGCTGTTGACGAAATCACGCAACCCGCCGCCGTTGTACGGTGCTGATGCAGAAGCAGAGCCGATCATCAGGTAAGTAGGCGTTGTTCCGAGAGTCAGCGTTCCAGTGATCTCCGACCCACCGTTGACGCGAAAAACTCCGGATGCAGAAGCAACCCAAGATGAATATGAAACTGCTGCTCGATTTCGTCCTGCTACTGCTGCTCCTGTTGCATTTAGAAACCCAGACCATGATCCGGCGGTTGCTGTCGTTCCTGCCGGGGCTGTACCGATCCCGAGCCAGCGACCAGATGCGTAATCGGTTGAAAATGGATTGCACGCTTGACCAGATACGGTGGCAAACTCTCCGCGCTCCCACTCCACGAAGTAGGTTCCGCCCGTGGTCGTGAATCCGTAGTCGGCGTTCGTGATGTAGCAGACATCCGCCGCCCTGTTCCCCGTGCTTGCCCCGGTCGGGATGTACGAGGATGCGCCGGAGCCTGCTTCTAGTTGTGCGCCCCAAAGTTCAACGACCCCGGTAGCCGTTCCGGTGGCACTTGCAATCGTCGGGCCACTTGCCGCAACGGCTACATACGAGTATTGCAACCGCTGCCATGATGTCGTGATCGGGATGTTTGCCGAATACCCGACAGCAGAGTCGCCAAATCGAATGTTGAGATTTGTGGTTGAGCCAGTTGCGCGAACCCAAATGCTGAAGGTGTAGGTAGCACCAACGGTGTTGGTGTAGCCCATCTGGGTGTTGTTCGTGTAGTAGCCGTTGTTTCCTGCTGTATTCAGGTTGAGGCTTACGGCAGAAGAATCACCGGATGGACTAGTGATTCCGGTCGTGAGCGCACCAACGGTTCCAAACTGAATCCAACTAGTAAACAGTCCTTGCGAGTGCTTGAGCAGATTGCTCGCGCTTCCCTCAATCAGCAGTCCGCGAGGCTGGGGCGGCGTGGTGGACGGGTCGTAGTCGAAGCGGGGGGCTTGGTAGATCGACCCGGATGTCGCCACATAGGACTGCACCGAGCCGGGATTGATCTGCACACCGGAGAACAGGAGATAACTAGTTCCATCTCCGTTGTAAGACAGGTTGCCGCTGGAATCGCTCATTCCCATGCGAACAATCACGCCGCTTCCGCCACCCTTTGTGACCGTCAGCACAAGGCGATACCAACCATCTCCGACATTGACAACACTTGTCGATGCGGATGCCCACGACCCTCCAGTTGATTCCGTCCCTTGAAGACTTCCATCCACCGGATTCAGACGCTTGCTGCGAACCTCGCCTGTCGCATTGTCGGACACAAGGAAATACGCCTGTCGAGTCCCAGATCCCTGCTTGACATACACGGAGATGGAGATGACTCCGTTTGAGCAAGTGACAGCCGCCGGATCAAGACGATGAACAGAAGCCAATGCGCTGTTCTCGGTCATGCGCCACGCCGAGCCGACCGGGGATTCACCGTCCGTGGTCATTGACACATTGGTTGATGCCCACGGCGATGTCGTGAATGCGTTGCTCTGCGTCATCAAGTTCGCTTGCGCCCACTCCACCAACCCCTGCGAGTTGATGAAGGTGGCGTTGGTCGTGCGCGTGAACGTCAGGCGCGGGTCGAGGACGCCCGTGGTGAAGTCAAGCGAGAGCGTGGAGCCGTCGCCGCCCTCCACCGGGAGCGTGCGCTGCCGACAACGCTCGACCGGGTCAGAGCCGAGCAGCCATGTACGGTTGCGTGCGTGCATCAGATGAACCCGATGAGGGCGTTGGCGGTCGGGGTGCTGGACGCGGTCATGGCGATCTCGACCAGTTCCGCACCGCACAGATCGACGATGATGAACCCGCCGTACACGGCAGCGATGTTGCCGTTGTAGATCTTGCAGTCACCAAAGTTCTTGACGTAGGTCAGCCCGAGGAACTGGTTTGCGCCGTTGACCGATGTCGTGGTAGCACCATTGGTGACAGTGCAGGTCGTCAGCAACTGCGGACGCCACTGACCATCGTCACCACGGTTCCAGCCGATGACGTGCAGGACGACCTGACCTGCGTTTGCGCTCGATGCCGTCTGAATCTTGGCGTAGTTCAGGCGCGCTCCGAGGACAATCCGCGCGGTCGCCCCGGACGTGGTGGTCACGGGAGTCGTCGTCGTGTTGTTGCGAACCGTCAGCGAGGACGGAAGGGTCAGGTCGGACGGAGACGCCACCTCCATAGGGGCAGTCAGCGTCCGGGTAGCGGTGATCGTGGGATTCAGTCCAATGAGGCTCATGGTCGTTCCTTACGAGGGATTCTGCACTGGGTTGAGGATGATGAAGCCGGGGCCGTTCCGGGTTCCGGAACGCCACAGGTTCGGCTGTACCTGACCGAAATGGCTCTGCACCATTCCGTCCTTTTGCTTGGCCGCGCCGAAGATCGGGCCAGCCTCGATCTCCGCGAACCGCTGGCTTTGCTGCCCGTCCTCGTATGCCTCCGCTACGGCGCGGACATACGAGATGAGCGTTGCCTCGACGTGCTTCGGAATCGAGATGACCTCCGAGGTCGCCGTCGAACTGGTGACCGACTGCCACCCGGTTCGGTAAAGCACCTTCAGGGACTCCGCGCTCGTCGGCGTCGGATACAACTCCAGACGGAACGACTGCGTCGGGGCAATCGTGGTCGGAAGCACCGTCTTGACGTAGGCGCGCCACGTCAGATCCGGGTAGTTGGTCTGACGAGCCGTCTCGACCTCCTCAGGGGACTGGATCCACAGAGGCTGATCCTGCTTCCAGACCTGCGTCAGTTCAGCGAAGTCGGACGGAAGCGCGACGTAGGACTGCGACACGACCGTCGTGACGGTCGAGGTCGCCTCCCGGAACTTCCACGGGTGGGTGAACAGATGCTCCCCTGCGGTGTTGATGATCTCTGCCTGACGCTCCGCGACGGTCTGCCCAGAGGCAGTCGATGGACGACCGCCGATGGCAAGCAGGACGTGGTTCTTGAGATCGCCGTAGGTGAGCATGGGTAATTCCACTGGCCGGGTTTCCCCGGCCAGTGGTGAATGGTTGCACTATCAGGTGCCGAACGAGATGTTGCCCGCCAGCAGGATGCGAGGAGCAGTTGATGCTCCAGCAGTACCGACGAAGATG